ATAAGAAACAGAGCAGCAGAGAAATTTTATAAAAAAGAATATGATGAACTTTCTACCATAGAGAAAGATAAAATAAAACGTGATCCAGAGTTTAAAGAAACTTTGCTTGAAATAGAATCTGGTAAAGCTGCAAGAAATAATAATTACTCTAAATACATTTTAGAAAGAGAAAATAAAGAAACTATTACAGCTAACAATGTTAAGTATTATACAGATGAACTTGTAAGAAAATTGCTTGATCCAGAAGAAATTCATAGAGAAGGTAAAAGAGATTATGGCAAAGTAAAATATCTTATAGAAGAATTTGTAGATAATTTTTATGATGAAAAAGATGACGAGTTTATAGCATTACAAGAATATAGAATTAATAATGACATAGGTAATTACACAGGAGATGAGTCAACATTGCCTGATGACATTATGTTAAATGAATATTATGCAATAATAGAAAATCATTTGATTAGTCCTAAGAGAACTACAGATCCTAGAAATGTTTATGATTGGACAGCAATAGGTGATGAAAGAGATAAGTTTGAAGAAAGTTTACCACCAGACCAAAAACTTAAATTAAATAACTGGAAGAAGAGAAGACAATATCTTGATAATGGTTCAGAAGAGTTACTTATAACTATAAATAAAAATAAATATAAATTGAAAGACTTATATGGTATAGATGCTAATCAAGGTTTACATTCATTACTACTAAAGTTAATAACAAGACCAGTTGCAGATGGTGGTTTAGGTTATACAAATGCACAGCTACGAGCAGTTGCAACTAAACAAAAAGGTGACTATACGTACAAAGGTGCAGAGATACAAGATCGTGAATAGTTGCCAAACTACTGTCTAGTAGTTTATTATTTATAGTAATTCTAAATAAATAGATTTCGTTATCTTTAACCAAGGTGGCGTAGTTTGGAGAAAAATATATGGTTACAGAGCAAAATGATCCAGGACAGGAATCTCAGGTAGAAGTTACTGACGTTCCTTTGAGTCTTGATAAAACAGAAACACCAGCTAGTGAAGATACATCTACACAGCAGGTCGCAGAAACTACTCAGGATTTAAATGAAACAGCTGACTCCCCTATCGAGGTTTCACCTCAATCCGAGCCTCAAACCCAACCTTCAGGAACTGTAAGTACAAAACCTACAGCACAAGAGGAGTTGAGAAAATATCAGTCTGCTACAGATAGACAAATAGCAGATATGAAATCTCAATTACAAAAAGAACAACAAGCTAGAGCTTTAGCTGAACAGCAAACTAATGCAAACAATTTAAATGCAGAGGTTGCTAATTATACAAATACACTTTATCAACAGTACGTTGATAGAGGATTTGATGACAGTACAGCTAGACAAGAAGCTACTCGTAATGCTGCAATGGCAAAAGAAGCTTACATGGCAAAAGTACAAGCAGAAAGCGTATTAAGTAGACAAAGGGAAGTTGAACAACAGTTAAATTCTAGGACACAACTTGCCAAAGCGTATGAACTGGCATCACAACACCAAGTACCATACACCGAGCTACAAGACTTTTCTGATCCTATTGCTATGGAAAGACATGCTAAGGCATTGTCTAGGATAAATAGATTGGAAAAATCAATCCAATCAAATACTCCAGGACAACAAATGACTGGTTCTTCCCCTGCTGCTGATGTTGCACCTACAAATTCTGAAGACGTAATTGATCGATATAACTCAGGAGATCCTGGGGTTACAACAGAAATGGCAAGAACAGCTGCTAAAAAGTTGGGATTGTCTATATTTGGCTAATACAGCCTTGAGGTAAAATAAAATGGCAGGAAACACACAGACTTCGACTACTGGCAATTTGCAGAACATGTCGAGAATAATGCTCGCTGCGGCACGATACACAGAAGAGCATAACGCACCTATGGTAGGTTTGATTGAAAAGTTCAACCTAGGCAAAGGTGAGTATCAATTAACAATTCCAAAAGTAGGACAGATGGATGCTGAGGACTTAGTAGAGGGTGTTGATATGGTTGATAGTGAAGACATTGATGTCTCCACAGTTACAGCCACAACAGCTGAAGTAGGTCTAAAGGTAATCATAACTGATACTTTGGTACAACAAAACAACGAAGATGTATTCAGAATCATTGGTCGCCAAATGGGTGAAGCAATGGGAAGAAAAAAAGATACTGACATCATTGCACTATTTACCAGCTTGAATGGTGGTACAAAACTAGGTGCTGATGGTGCTAGCCTTTCACTTGCAAACGCATCTGCTCTTATAGCAAATGCAAAAGCAAACAAGTTTGGTTCAGATCTTTTCGTAGTACATCACCCAAATGCTATTTGGAATTTAGCATCTAGCATTGGTAACACGTTAGCAACATACCCACTACCTGACGCATTCAATAACCCAGCAGTAAGCGATTACTATACTGGTGTTAAGATTGCAGGAGTACCTTTCTTTGAAGATGGAAACATCGCTAAGGTATCTTCAGTTGATTCAGGTATCGGAGTTATTGCTGATGGATCTGCACTAGGACACCTTGCTGCACGAGAAAGAAGAGAGGAAAGAGATAGAGATATTTCTTTGCGAGCTTTTGAAGTAGTAGTAACAGAAGACTATGCAGTATTTGAAGTAGATGACACCAAAGGTGCTGGCGCACAGTATGAAATTGGTGATCCGACAACTTCAGCATAATAGATAAAGATTAATAGTTTAGGAGGCTTTTATGGCTAAAGACGCAACAATGAGTATGTCAGTAGGGGGAGTGAAAAAAATATCCCTATGGCAAGAAATGAAAACAAGCGAAGGTGAAGTAAAATGGATAGAGTATCCTAACTTGCCTGCGACATTTCTTGATGTATACTTGAAACGTGGATTTCGTAAAAGTCCTCCTGAACCTAAAAAGACAGAATCTAAAACTCCAGAGAAAAGCGATGTAAAGATTACCGAGTCGCTTAAAGTCGGTGATCGCTGGGAAAAATAAAACCAGTTAAATTAGGAAAAACAGAAAGAGAGTTTCAATATGTCTTTTCCACATACAATATATGGCTCGTTTGGTGACGAGAAAGAAACTAGCACAAGTAAGCGAAGAGCTTTAGGAACTGTGTTAGAGTTGCCAGATGGTCGACAATTCAAATACGCATTAAATGGTGGTACTGCAATAGCAGCAGGTGCTTTATCAGCTTCAAAAATTATGGTAGCTAACCATGATATGGACTTGGTAACAGCAGCTACTTCTGCAGGTTCACAAACTGTAACAGTTACTCTTGGTAACACAGCTACTACATTAAACCAGTATTCAGATGGTTATCTTTATACAAATGATGGTACAGCAGAAGGTCACATTTATCGTATAAAAAGTAACCCTGTTGCATCTGGTAATGCAACTTGTGTAATAACACTAGATGACAATGATAAAATAGTTGATGCTTTAGATAGCACAACTTTATCAGGTCTTTTAGAAAACCCTTACAATGAAGTTGTTATATCTCCAACAACAGTTACCTGTAGAACTATTGGTGTAACACCAACAAGTCTTGCAGCTGATGAGTATGGCTATCTTCAAACTAAAGGACTTGCTTCAGTTCTAGTAAGTGGTACAGTAGTCGCAGGAGAACCTTTGCGTGTTGCTGGTGCTACAACTGCTGGAGCTGCAATGGCTCTTGACAGAGATGGCTCAGGTGAGAACGAACAAGAAATTGGTGTAGTTCACAACGTAGTTGCAGTAACAACAGATTACTGTTTAGCTTTCTTAAACATAGACTAATAAATATTTAGGAGAACCTACATGGCTAAAAGACAAATATACTTACCAGTATCAGAAGGTAAGAGACGTGGCTTGAAACTTGTAGGTTCTTCTGAAGATGTATCTAGGATTTTAGGATCTGCTGAGGAAGAAACTTTTCATGTTGGACCACAGAATAAACCTGTGTACATACCAGGTGCAAGTAATTTAACTGGTGGTCAGCTTCAAGAACTATTGCATAAACAAACAGAGATAGCAGAGAAAGAAGCAAAGCAACAAGCAAAGAATAAACCTAAAGAAGTTTCTAAAGCACAACTAGATGATTTAAAAGGGGCGATGAAATCTATAGCCGAATGGCGTAGACAAAGAAGAAACACAAGGTAGGTAATCGTGGCTGCTATACAAAGTAGAACTAGAGAACAAATAAGAAGAGCTGTTGCTGCTAACTTAGACCAACTACCATCAGGTATTGCTACTGGTAATGGTAGTACAACTACAGTCTTAGATACAACTTTGATTGGTGGAGATGATGAATACAATGGTGGGTGGTTAGTATTTACATCAGGTAGCAATGATGGACTTATAAGGCGTGTCACAGACTACACAAGTAGTACAGGCACATTTACATTTACTCCAGCTGCTACAGCAAGCACAGCAACAGACGACACATATGAATTTTGGAGATCAGAGTTTCCTCCTGCAAGAATACATGAACTAATAAACGAATCTATCATTCAGAGAACACCTAGAGGTTTAATACATGATGAAGACATAAGTAATCATGGTCACAGGAATGACAGTAGATATAGTGTTCCATCAGATATGATAGCTGTTTCAGCTGTAGATTATAGATATGCTTACGATGGAGAAGATATTCAGAACGCAAACGTAGCATGGTCAGAAGTAGTTGATGGTAACGTAACACTTACTGCTGACACAGAAGATTTCAAAGCACACAATGCTGCACTAAGAATACAAACAAA